TTGAAAGATCAGAAATAAGACATATGATCCAAATATTAGATAATTCTATAGTCTAATGCCTAAAAAACCTACAAGGTCTAAATTAATTAAAACTGCAGATAAAGTATTTAGTGAATACATAAGGCGAAGAAATGCCAATAGTTTAGGAATGTCGGAATGTTTTACTTGTGGTAAAATTGATCATTGGAAAAATTTACAATGTGGACATTTTCAAAGTCGTAAACATTATGCAACAAGATGGGATGAAAAAAATTGCCAAGTACAATGTGCAGGATGTAATGTGTTTAGATATGGTGAACAGTATAAATTTGGATTGTATTTAGATAAAAAATATGCCAATAATATGTCAGAAAAATTAATGAACAAGGCAAAAAAAACGGTTAAATTTTCTAATTATGACATTCAAGAAATTATTGATCATTATAAATTGGAAATATCAAAATTAAATTAGTATATTTGATAACTTTGTTATCATTCTTTGATGAAGTTTTATTGTTTTATTAACAAAAGAGGGTAAGTTGTTATATTTACCCTTTTTTTATTAAATAATTTTAATTAAATTTGAATATAACTTTAAAACTTTTATTATGAGTGATTATTTACGTGCGAGGATCGATGCTCTGGAATCCCACGTTACCAAATTAGAGCAAAGGATAGCATATTTAGAAGCTAAACAAGAAGTATCCACTGATACAAACAAATATTACCAAACAGATAGAATTAACGCAAATTATGAAACAAGGTAAAGTAACTAATATTATTGCAGATGGTCAATATAAAGACCTCAACAAATTTAAAGTCACTATTGACAATGACAAAACACTAACTTTTTTTGCAAAAGCAGGATTTAAAAAATCAGTAGGCGATACTTTAAATTACGAAATAACAAACGAAAAATATAACGTTGGTAAATTATTGATGGATAAACCACAATATGGAAATAAAAAAGACACTAATGATTTAATCGTTAGACAAACCTGTATTAAAGCATCTTCTGAATTTAACGCAAATAGTTCAGCAACAATAGAGGATTTATTAAGCGATGCAGAACAAATGTATAATTGGATAAATAAATAAATTATGAGTAAAAATGTATTAATAGAAGGGTTTTTTATTAATGAAAATAACCAAGAATGGATTGATTTTGATTTAGTTTTTGATGTAAATAAAATGGCTAAATTACTTTTAGATTATAAAGATGTTTTTGAACACAATAATGGAAAGGCAAAAATTTCAATTTGTAGAAGTAAACAAAATAAAAGGTATGCAAGTTTATCTACTTGGAAAAATACCAAAAAACCTGAAATCACGGCAAACAACCATTTGCCAGACAGAGAATTGGCAGACACACCATTTTAAATTTAGGGAGGTTTTTTAACCTCCTTTTTTTTATTAAAAATTTTTAATATATTTAACAAACAATAAAACTTAATAAAATGCTAATCAATTTAGAAAAAACTTATGATCATTTAAAAAGAATAAGAAACGGAGAAATAAAAGAAGGTTTAGGTTTAGGAATACCTGAAGTGGATAAATATTTAAGATTTAAGTATGGTAATTTTAACGTAATATTAGGACACGCTAACGTAGGAAAAACAACAGTTATACTTTATTTAATGTTATTATATACAAAAAAACATAATTTGCGATGGTTAATATTTTCAAGTGAAAATGAGCCTTATAGTATATTACGTAAACTTGTTGAATTTTTAGAACAGAAACCAATACATAAAATAGAAGAGGAACAATATACAAAGCACCTTGATTATTTAAACAGCCATTTTAAAATAATAGATACTACAGAATTGTATAATTATAGAAAATTAATTGAATTATGTAAAGCAGTTAAAGGCGCTTGGGATTTTCAAGGCTTATTAATTGATCCTTATAATTCATTAATAAAAGATGGTGATTTAGTAAAAGACATAGGTGGACACGAATATGATTACCAAGCTACAACTGAATTTAGAATATTTTGTAAAAAAAATAATATATCTATTTGGTTAAACACTCACGCAAATACAACAGCTTTGCGAATAAAACATCCTTTAGGACACGAATACGCAGGACACCCAATACCACCATTGGCAAGTGATGTAGAAGGAGGAGGTAAATTTGTTAATCGTGCAGATGATTTTTTAGTTATACATAGATATATCCAACATCCTACTGAATGGATTAATAGTTTAATTCACGTAAGAAAAGTAAAAGAAATTGAAACAGGTGGGCGACCAACACCAATGGAAGAACCAATTAAAATGTCAAGTATACCAAATAATGTAGGTTTTGAAATAAATGGAGAAAAATTAATAAAGCCACCATATCAAGAACAAGAAAAAATGCCATTTTAATGAATGAATTTAGAATAGAAATAATAATGATTGATGGAATTATATTTGGATTTTTATTTAGTGAATATGAGGACAATATTAAAGAAGTGGTTTTAGCAATGTCCTTTTTTGGATTAAGATTTGTATGGCGATAAATGTTTTAGATATATTAGCTAAAGACCATAAAAAATGGTTAAATATTGTTCGATCATTTGGATTAACTTATGATGCAGAGGATTTAGTTCAAGAAATGTATTTAAAAGTTTATCAATGGAATGGTAAATACGATAAAACGCTAATGTTCAATGAAACAGAGGTTAATTATTATTTTATTTTCAGAGTATTAAGAAATTTGTTTTTAGATAAATGTAAAACGAAAAAAAAACATAGTAATATAGAATATGTGCCAGAGCCATTGTTTAAAGATATTTCATTAGAATACAAACAAGAGTTGGAAATGGTAAAAAAGGAAATAAAAAGTTGGCATATATATGATAGAAAAATATATGAACTTATCTTTTTAGAAAATAAATCAATGTTAGAACTCTCAAAATTAACTGGTATAGATTATTATTCAATTTATAGAACGGTTAAAAAAATAAAAAAATTAATATTGCAAAAAATAGAGGTTTGATCAAAATTAATGTAGATACGGAAACAAAAAATAAAGTTTGGGATTTTTTATCTACAAATAATATTGGTAATAGAATAAAAGCCAATGGCAATAAAGAGGAACAATTTGTTGGTTTATTAGGCGAACTTAAAGTAAAGGAGTTTTTAAATATAGATACAAAATTACAAAATGGTTTCGATGGTGGTTATGATTTGATTTATAAAGGTAAAAAAATAGATGTTAAAACAATGGGAAGAACTGTTGATGTAAAACCATATTATGTAAATAATTTTATTTCATATCAAAAGGATTTTGATTGTGATATTTATATTTTTTGTTCATTAAATAAAAAAACAAGTATTTTAACCATTTGTGGATGGGTGACTAAAGGCGAATTAATGGAAAAAGCAGAATTTTATGACGAAGGTACTATAAGGACAAGAACTAATAATACAACATTTATTTTAAAAGCACCAACTTATGAAATAAAAAACGATAATTTAAATGACATAAAAACTTTATTATGAAATTAGGAGATTTAGTATATTATTTTACATATTACACAGGCATAAGATGGTTGGTAAAAAAAATAACAAAATGGTATGGTGTTGAAGATTGTGGTTGTGATAAACGAAGAGAAGAATGGAACGATATTGAAATTAATTTAGATGACAAATGGAAGAAATGGATAAAATAGATTGGTATAAATTTGTAAATAATTTATCTAACAAAATCAATCGCCAACAATATGAGTTAATTTGTATACTTCACGCAAAATATTATAACCATAGTTATTATAAGCCTTGTACTTGCAATCCTAAAACAATCAAAACGTGGATAGCACAATTAAATGATATTTATGAGGCAAATAGATAAAACAAATAAATTTGAATTATCATTAGTAAAGTTGTTAAACGCTTTTGAAGGTTGGGATTTAAAATGGGTTGGTGACGAAAATTTGTGTTATGATGCTATTGGTAAAACGCCTAAAGGTGTAGATTGTGTTATGGAGATGAAATTTAGGAAAAAATATTATGATACAAAATTGATTGAAAAAAAGAAATTTGATAATTTAATGGCGTTAGATGATAATGTAGTTAAAATATATTTTGTTTCTGATCCACAAGGCACTTATTTTTTTTGGTTAAATAAATTAAAAGATATGGATATTATTGATCAAAAATGTCCTTCAACCACATTTTGGAGAAAACATAAAATAGAAAAGCAAGTATATATGCTCAAAGAGAATTGGGCAAGTATTATAAATAAAAATTAACTTTTGTTTATAAAGGTTAATTATTATATTTGTATTCAACAATAAAACAATATGTATAGTAAAGTAGAAAACCTAAAGGATATAGAGTTTTACAATAATTTTAATTCATTGAGTGAATTGATAATATCTTTAAAAAACTCCGACAATGTAGATAAGATTCAATTTATGTCTAAAGCCTTAACAGATATATTTTTTTATGTTAATGAATTACAACAAAATAGAATGTTATTAAAAAAAACATTTAGTGAATATAGGCAAGATAAAACACGAGCAATCCAAAGAGCAAGGCGAAGTGAGGAACAGATGGAAGAATTGCAAAAAGAGATAAACAAATTAAAACAAATAACCAACTTATGAAACAAATAACTTTATTGGATGGCACAGTAGAAAGCCAAGAGAAGCTTATTGCTAAAATGTATGATGATGACTATTATTATGGCAAATTAAATCAACAAGCATTAAGTAGTTCATCAATTAAGTTGTTAGTTGATAGCCCTAAAAAATATAATTTTGTAAACAAATATGGTGGACAAGAAACGCAAGGATTAAGGGATGGAAAATTGTTGCACACATTAATTTTAGAGCCAGAAAAATTTGATCAGATTACTTTTGTTGATGTCCAATCAAAAAACACTAAAGCATATAAATTAGCTAAAGAAGAATTTGGAGAGGTTTACACACAAAAGGAAAAGAAAACAGCAGAGCGCCTTGCAGATGCTTTATTAAGGAATAGTAGAGCAATAGACTTATTAAATAATTCCAAATTTGAGCAACCTTATATTGACCTTATAAATGGTTATCCGTTTAGAGGTAAAGCAGATATATTAACAAAAGGGGGTGGTATTTGCGACATCAAAAGCACAACGGATATAAAAGGCTTCCATCATTCGGCAAATAAATATGGTTACGATATACAATGCTATATCTATTGTCAATTGTTTGGGGTTAATTATTTTGATTTTAAATTTTTGGTATTAGACAAATCAAGTTTGGATATTGGTGTGTTTGAATGTTCAGAGGAGTTTTATTTAAGAGGTAAAGAGAAAACAGAGATAGGAATAAAAAGATACGAAGATTATTTTATTAAAAACGCAGATTTAGACAATTATTATATAACAGATATACTATGAAAAATGAACAAATGGATTACGTTGCATTTAGGATAAATAAATTAGCTGATTTAGATATTTTTAAAAATACAAGAAAAAGAGAATATATAGAGGCGAGGTCTTTATTTTGTTTTATATGTTACAAATTTTATAATAAAAATTATTCACAAATTGCCTTATATTTAAAAAATAAAGGTAAATCTAGTGATCACGCAACAGTTTTACACGCATTAAAAGGTTATGAAATTTATTCTAAATACAATACAAAATTAAATATTTGGTTAGATGAGATATTAAATTGTGATGAAAATTTAGATAGAAATCAAAAATTAGAATTAATGTTTCATAAAATCAAACAATTAAAAGATAATAATTTAAATATTTTATCAAATTCTTTAAATGATGTTTATACCAGTGAAATTGAACAAGAACAAATACAAGAATATATAAATGAAACCACAGAAAGTTAAAATAACAGAAATACGTGAGAATGAGAATAATCCACGTTTTATAAAGGATATTAAATTTAATAAATTGGTTAAAAGCATAAAACAATTTCCTAAAATGCTTGAAATAAGACCAATTGTTGTTAATGAGAA